GAGTATCAATATTACTTTTAAATGAACTACCTCTTAAAGCAGCTTTTTTAATATTGTGTTTAATATTACTCATTATTATTTATAATAACATATGTGGGCTAAATGAGTCCCTGCTTGAGTTTGTATAAGTCTTAAATTAATTAAATTTTGGTAACCTTGTACATCAAATAATTCACCATGAGAACGTGGAAAACCATCTGTAGCTGTAGGTAAAGTTACTGTACCTAACTCTAAATATCTAACAACAATAGAATCAGTAACATCAGATTCTATATATATCATAGCATATTTAGCATTAGTAGGTACTGTTAACGATTTAACTGTACTAACAGTTAATTTTTCATAACCACAAGCAATTAAATTATATTTAGCTAATTTAACTAATTCTGATGTATATGATTTATTTTGATCTGATTGATTCATTTTATTTTATTTTATTCACAATCACATAATTTACATATGACTGTAGCATTGTTTAGTATATTTGTAAATTCATCTTCTGTTAAACAATTAATAGCATCTGTAGTTAAATCATATTTTAACAATAAATCAATATAATCATTAAGAATTAATAATCTATCAATTTTTGATTTACATGATTTATCACCATTAATCATTAATGTAGCTATCTCATTGCTCATATTACCTGAACAACATTGTAACCTTAATATTTTTAATTTTAATTGTGCTTGAGTCATATTACCATGCTCCTATAGGAGGTAAGGCTGCTAATGCAGTTTTTAAGTCTGTTAATGTAACAAATTCATAACCAGTATCTCCAGCATTACGCCATAAAACACTAGAAGCACCATTTTCAGTAGCTGCTGTAGCATTACCATCAACAGTTTCATACATGAAGCCATTCTTCCCTGTAACTCCACCTGAGCTTATTTTAGAACCAGGTGTGAATGTAGGAACATTACCTGTATAAAGTAAATCTAATACTGTTATATTAATACTTGAAGTAATAACAGTTACTTGATAGTAACCTGAACTTTCAATATAAAGTATTTGACCAACAGCCATCCAATCACTATTAACTACATTTATTGAATATAAATTAGAACCTAATGATGTAGAACCATTTAAAGTAGTAAAAGCACTAACTCCTGTAGCTCCAGTTGCACCAGCACTACCTGTTGCACCAGTTGAACCTGTAGCACCTACTTCACCACAAATAGCTAAATTCCATGCTGCATTATTACCTGTACCTACAATCTTATCAGTATTAATTACTAATGTAGTACCAGTATATGATGTTATAGGACCTTCCATAACTTTAGTACCACCTGAATTAGTAGCTCTAATCCTTTGACCTAAAACCCAAACAATATCTGCTTGAGTAGTAAAAGTTGTTGAACCTATAGCTACAGGTAAGTTACTTACTGAGGTACCTGTAATTACTGGAGCAGGTCCAGTAGCTCCTGTTGGTCCTTGGGGACCAGAAGATATTTCTGTTGAATTTATATTATCGTCGCAGTTACACATGTATTATATATTTAATATACGTTATTTTTTGATTAGTTGCAAGTTTTACAACCAGAATTTCTACAAATTTTAGTCAAAATATCTTTTATTTTATTAAAATTTGTTTCATTAAAACATTTAGCAGCATTTTTTAAAGATGCTAAGAATGTTCTAGCTTTTGTATAGGTTTTAATCCTATCAGTATTAATATTATCACAATTACAATCTTCTAATTCAATAGCATTTAATAATTTAGATACACAACACTCAGCATTACAATAAAAGTAATATGATACATTTGCTGTATAGTCTACTGCACCATTAGTAGTAACAGTATAAATAAACTGCCAGTAACCATCTTCAATAGATGTTCTACTTAAATCAGTTAAATCTATATCTATAGAAAATTCATCATTATCTGATGGATAATCTCCAAAAACATCAATTGTATAAGTTTGTTCTGATGGTGATATTACAGTTAAAACAGCAGCATCAATATCTGTAGTTTCAACATTTGGGGCACCATAACCACCAACATTTGTTGTAGCATTATATATACCTGTAGTTTCAAAGAAACTTAAAGTTGTACAATTAGATGCTAAACATAATTTTATTTTAGGAATTAAAGCCATATTTTTAATTTAAAAAAGCCCAAGCTGTAATATATAATACAACAACTTGGGCTAAACAACAAAGGGTAAAAGTATTATATTGAGATATTAGCAAATGCTCTAGGAGTAGTTGTCATCCAACCATCTAAGATCGCTTTCAAATCAGTACCTGCAAGAGATAATCCTGAGTAAGCATCAGCAGTATCAATAGCTGGAACAGCTATTACAACTGATTTATTAGCTACAGCAGGAACACCTGTTGGAGTGTTAATAACATCATTATATTCAATAGTTATAGTATCATATTTATAACGAACTTTACAAGCATCACCTGCTGGAGTAGTTGTTAAAACAGTAGTTAATACAACTGCATTAGCTGCACCAACACCAGTACCATCACCTTTAATATATTTGATTTCATAGTTAACACCATCAATTTCAACTTTTTCACCTGCTCTAAGAATAGAAGCAATTGTTAAGTCAAAAGTTACTTGATCTTGACCACTTGTACCAGTAGCAACTGGAGTAATAGCAGCACTAAGTATTAATGTACTAGTAGAACTATAATCCAATGCTGGGATAGGCCATAATCTACGATTAACTACACCTTCGTAACCAAAACATTTGTTTTCAAAGTTATAGATTTGATCGTAAGTACCTGAACCATAAGCAAAAGCTTGGATTTGAGTACATGTAGAAGTAGTACCGAAACCACTAGCATCATTAACAAACACACTGAAATATACTTTATTAAGAGTATAAGAAGTAGTTGTAAATTGATTAATATCTTTTGCTGTAATTTCTACACCAAAATTAGTAGCACCTGTTACACCATAAACTCCAGTACCATCACCAACTACTATTGCAACTAATTCAGAACTGAATGAGCTTGCATTGATAATAGAAGCAATTGTAGTAGCTAAAGCTGATTGAGTAGCTGTTGCACTAGAAGTGAAATGAGCATTCAATACTTCAGGACGTTCTGAATATAAGAATTTATCATTCTTGAAACGGATTATAAAGTTATAATCAGTATCATTGTTAACTTCAATAGAACCAGCAGCTGTTTTACGGTTATAACCGATAGCCCATACTTCACGTTGTGAAGGTTTGTAAGATTCTGCTTGATAATTAATTACTGAAGTACCATCAATTCTAGTTGATTTCTTCAAGTAGTTAACTCCATCAGTATCTGTTTTACCTTGTACTATAAAAATAGAAGGTTGAGTTGTGATAGTATCACCACCAGCTGGATTTAAAGCTGTCCAGTCTGAGCCAAATACTCCTATTTGACCAGAAGTTACTGCTGTACTAGCTGCATTGTTTGCAGGTAAAGCAGCACCATCACTAATAAAAATGTTTTGTACTTTGTGTAAATTATTCATTTTTTGTTTAAGTTATTATTAATATTTTATTTATTTATTTGTTTAATTGATTATTATGCTAATACTGGAGGAGTTCCTGGAGTTGCTGAATTACCTAATTCTAATACTCCCCATGCTGAACCTGTCCAAATTAAATCAGCAAATTCACCTACTGTTGTAAAAGTAATAGTTGTACCACCAACATAAACTGCTGTGCATACACCTGAACCACCATCTACTACATGAGATATTCTCTTTCTTTGTCCAATCTGAGTACCTGAAGCTAATGTTAAAGCTTGGGCACCACCTGTAGAAGTGTATTTAGTTAAATAAGATGTTACGTTACATGCACCTGCACCTGAAAGAGCTTGAGCAGCAATTGTTGGGAAAAATCCAGCATACATTGAGTTAGCTGAAGCACCACCATCTTTAATTAATAAACCATCTACTGTAACACCTGTACCAGAAGTATATTCTGAAATAACATTTGCTACTACAGTTCCTACTGTGGACATAAATACATTTACTCTTGTAATGATTTCATCAATTTTAGCTGATAAAACTTTTACATTTGGAATCATACTGCCTAAAAAATATTTAGGACTTGTTTTATTTATTGCGGCCATTTATTTTAATTTTTTTAGTTATTCTTTTTGATTATCAATTATTGGAGTAAATGTTTGTGTTCTTTTACCTTCTATACCTTCTAAAGCTATTTTAACAGCCTCATCTATGATTTCATCGTGTGTATGTTCAGAAGTTTCAAAAGTTATATCATCATCTAAACTAACAGTTACTGGTTGTTTAATGTACCTTAAATTATACTTTAATAATGTAGCACCTGTAGGTAATATTAATTCAACATAATCTTTATACATCAACCTTAATATCTTTTCATTATCAGGACCTTTAAATGGATCAGATATAATTTTATCTATCTCCATATGTTGTATAGGTCTAACCTCTACTCTTACTCCTGTTAAAGATTCTGTACTAGAAGTATCTGAATCACTACCTGGAGTTTCACCAATATTATTAGTATATAATATAACAGTATTATTACATTCTGTACAATTAATAACAGCTCTTTCTTGAACTATAAACCAATGATCAGTAGGTAACTCTACAAAATATGAATTATAATCAATATTTTCTTTATTACTAGCTGTAGGATTTAAGTTAACTTGTACTAATAATGCTTTTAAATCTTCTGTACGTTTTTGAGTTTCTTCAAAAGATTCACGTTTAATATTAGTAGTACCATAACGTTGTTTAATCCATCTCTGGTAAGCTTGATTTAACAATAGATCAATCTCTTCAGGTAAGAAGTTAGGATAGTTTAAACCATCCATTTTATCTAATCTAAATCTAAAAGATCTATGTAATTCGGAGATTGTCAAGATTATGCTGTTTTTTTATTCTTTTTTAATTTTGTTTCTAAACCTAATCTTACAGATTGATTTTTTGGGTCATTCATATAAGTAACACATTCATCTGTAGTATTAGCTATTAAATCATCATTATAATAGAAATAATTACCTTTACGTGATATAATCTTCTTATCTAATAATTCATAGATAAACATCTTAGTTGAAAGTTCTTTATCTGTAATTATATCAAAGAATTTTTTAGGTTCTTTCTTCATCTCCATCATTAACTGAGCTGAACATACATCCTCACTCATTAAATCTGGGTTGCTTTTACCAAACAATCTTAAAGATCCTCTCTTTTGTTCAGGTGTTAAACCAATAATTAGTTTCATACCTTCTAATTCAAAATTAAGTACTTTTAATTCTTCTTTAGCACGAGCCTCTTCATCATCTATATAAAATAAAATACCTGGTTTATTACGTTCAATGTCTGAGTTAGCAACATCACCATGTGCTAAAAGCACTTTATATTTTATTTGATTAATAGGATTATCTAAAATTAATTCAGTGGTTTTCGTATTAAACAATCTGATAGCAAATTCTGTATTAAATACATTATCCCACCAAGAACTGTGTTTACCAAGATCACCTGGTTTTACACCCATTCCTTCTAATTGTTTTTCATAATACTTTTCTTCTTCAGGTGTTAACCCAGTATTATGTGAGCCTTTTGAATTAAGTTGACAACTTAAAGTTGTTACTGATTTTGGATAGGCGAATAACCCAAAATATCCTGATTTAGGATTCCTTTTAATCTTTACAGATTGTGGTCCGTTAAATTCCATACTTTTACTTTTCCTTTTTGTTTTAGTTTAAAAATAAAGGGTGTTATAAGGTACACCCTTCAAAACCTTTAAAATTATATTAAGATATTGTTGCTACATCTAAAATCAATTGTCCAGCATCTGTAGGATCTTTTAACATGATACCACATTCTGATAAACAATGAAATTCATAACCATCAACTGGTGAACTAGAAGTACCATTCTTCTTCATACCATAAGGTGAGCATAATCCTTCAATATAAGTTGAAGCCATTTCACGACCATTATGATAAACTTTCATAACATTAGATTCACCATTAGAGTTCATCTTAAAGTTTAAGAAAGTAGCTTTGTATGATTCAGCTGGTTTACCTGTTTGAGGATGTAAAGTTCTATTACGAACAACACTGTTATACAATGGACATTCTTTCAAGGTAATTTTATCACCATTCAAACCAACATAAGTTTTAAATTGACCACCTAAAGCAAGTTCTTGACCTGATCCAGTAATAAATTTAGTATCAATTAAGTTGTAGTTTGAAGCTGAACGTTTCATAGCTTGATCAAACAAATTCATGAATTGACGACCACAAAGAGCCACATATTCACGAGGACCATCTTCAGTACCATTATAAGATAAATCATCCATAAAGTCACGTAATACTTGCTCAGTTAAAGTAGTATACTTACGTTTGTTTGCTGGAGCAATTTGCTCTTCTAAACCTGCCCCTGTATAAATTGGATTTCCTGAAGCACCTTTCATTCCAGTAGTACCGTTTTTAGAAACGTTACCTTTACCATAAATGTAAGCAATCTCCATTTCATCCATCCATTGAGCCCAGAATTCCCATTCTGCGTATTTAACCCAAGTATAAGAAACTTCTTTACCTTCAGGACTCATAATACCTATTTTCAATACTTTAGATTGAGCAGCACCAGATACAGAATACATCTTACGGAAAGTAGTCATGTAATTCTCCATCATAAATGGTGTAGCATAAGTAGTATCACCAGAAGTACGAGAATGATCATGTTCAACTACGTTGTAGTCTTTAGATAATTCTTTACCTGTAGCTAACAAGGTTGTAGGTACATAAAGAGTTGGATCTTTAGTAACCAATTGTAATGTATACACGAAGTCTACACCATCTTGGTAAGGCTCTTCCATTACACGTAATGAATACTGGTTGTCATCTGGAACCAACACATCACCTAAAGCAAACCATTTTTCAGGTAAACCTACACGGAATGTAGTTTGATTAATACCAGGTGTTGAACCACCATCATTATATGTAGATTGTGCTACACTGATAGGTACAGCTTTTTGACTGTCCCCCATTAAAGGCCAACGATAAACAATGTTATCTAAACCTTTAGTACGACCAGTACCTGAAGTTAAGAAAGAAAGTGCGTTTTTATAACCATTCATTTTGTTATATACACGTACAATTACTTCACTAGCTAAAGCTGGTTCTGTTAAGAAAAAATTAGATAAGTGAGTTGCTTGAGTCAAGCCTGTGTGCCAGTTACCCTGACTTATCTGAAGATCATTTAATTGCATTTTTTAAGTTATATTTTAAGTTTATAAATATCTATTATACTTTTTTGAAGCCTGTGAAAGGATTTTCATTTCCGTTTTCTTCACTACTACCAGATGAAATTTTATCTTTAGTAGTTTTTTGATAATTTTTTAATAAATTACCAAATTTATTACTTACTTTACTTTCAACTTGTTTTTCTAATTGTTTAATATCAAAACCAGTCATTGATTGTAAACCGAATAATAAAGAAGCATCTCTATCTTCAATTGCTTTTTGGTAACCTGTTTTACCTGTTCTTTTATCAATAACAGTGTAATGTTCCCACAACTTTTCTTTTAATTTAGGTGTAAGTTTAAAACCTTTTATCTCTTCTTTATCAAAGATTTCTTTTTTAAAGTCATCCCAATATTTTTGTTGAGCTTTTTTAGCATTCTCTGCTTCTTGAGCTTGTTGTTCTAAAATCTGAGTTTTTTGTATTTCTTCAAATTTTTGTAACTTACTGAGTCCAGATTTAGCTCTTTTTTCAATAGTACCATTATCAACCCACTCTTGAACTATATCTTTAATATCTTCTTCAGTTTCACCTGTAAGTCTTAAAGATTCTTCAGCAGCTAATTTTTGTTTTTCTTCTGTAGATAAATCAAAATCATTCCATGAGTGTTTTGAATAATATACATTTAGAAAGTTTTTAGGATCACCACCATTTTGAACATACTCTAAGAATTTATTATATTCATCAGGTAAAGCTTCAACCCATTTGTTAATTCTACTTTCTATAGTTTTATTAATTAAAGTTCCTACTCCATCTTCTGATTCTTCAAAGTCTTCATCGCTATCATCAAAATCAATAACGTTTTTATTATGTAAGACTTTAACAAATTCTTTTAGGGCTGTTTTAGTACTGTCTTCATCTTGTTCATCAGATTCATCTTCATCAGATTTATCTTCTAGAACTTCACCTTTAACTTTCTTAGCTGTTTTATTAGCAATTTCTTCTAATTTTTTATCAGCTTCAATTAATCGTTGTTTTTCTTCATCAGATAACTCATCTTCTAGTAATTCTTCATCACCAGTTTTAATTTCATCATCTTTATCAGAAGGAGGAACAATACCACCTTGGATTACTTTAAATCCTCCAAATGCATTATCTAGAGAATCTTCTTTACTTTTACCTTTTGCCATCTTGTTGTACTATTAATATAATGATTATTATTATCTTTACAAATTTATTTTATGTGTTTTTTACGTATTTAAAGAAAATCTTATAGCTTTTAATTAAATCGGGTTTTGAAATTTACTTTTTACTTTTAGATGCTTTAGCAGCTTTTGCACGAGCAGCTTGTAATTTTAATTTCTCAATACGTTCTTTAGCTACTAGTTCTTTCTCTTTAAGTTTATTAGCTTCTGATGCAATCTTCTCTTGAGATTGGTTCTGTACTTTAATAGCTTCAATCTTCTTATTCTCAATATCAGCTTTCATTCTAAGTTCTTTATCTTTTAAAGATAAGTCTTTATCATGTTTCTCTTTATCATGAGATAGTTTAGATTGTTCCATAAAAGCTTTAGAAGCTAAATCTCTTTCTTGTAAAGATAAATTAGCTAATTCTATTGGATCAGGAATACCATCAGCATCTTGATCTAAGTTTTCTTGTCTAGCATAAACACCAATTTCAGCAACTTGTATTTTAGTTTGATTATTAGTATCTACTTCATATTGTCTTAAATCACGATCTTTCTGAGTTTCTTCTAATTGCATTTGAACTTGTCTTTCAGCAGATTCTAATTGCTGTTTTTGCATAGCTTCATCACGCTTGTATTTAGCCTCTTCACCACGTTGTAATGTTCTAACTATCTCTTTAGGACTATCGTTTAACATAGTGTCTATAATGGTGCTTAAATCAGCTTTATCGCTATTTAAAGCAGCTTGTGATAATTGCTTCAATGTTTCAACAATCATTAGATCTTTAGAACTATTAGACATGAATACATTAAACTCAGAATTATCTAATTCTAATTCTTGTATATCTAACAATTCAATACCCATATCATCTAGAATATATTGAACTTTCTTACCATGTCTAAAAGCTATTTTAGCACATTCTACTAATGCTGTATAAACTCTACGTTTAACTTCATCATGTGAATCAAATAAATATTCAGTGATTAAAGCTGATTGTTGTACACTTCTCTCAACATTACCTACTAACTCCCTATTCTCAATAGCACCTAATCTTTGAGGACTAACACCACTAATAAAAGCAATTTGTTGTTTAATGTATTCTAAAGTGTTTATGTATTGTTGAATTTGATTAGTAAGACTTAAATCAATAGATTGAAATTGATTGAAATGTTGACCTGCTAGTTTACCAACAGAACTACCTTTCTTACCTTCTTCAAAACTATTAACAAAACCAATACCCATGGCTTTAAGGTAGTACATCCATTTATCAATGTCTATACCTTCACTTCTAGGTACTTGAGCTAAGTCCATTAAGAATATCTTACCTTGATCTCTAGCAAAGGCTAATTCTAATCTGTAAGATATAATGTTGTATAAATACTGATAAGGTTTTAATCTATCTAGTAATGATACTGATACACTGTTTGTAGAGTTATATATTAAACCTGTATAACCTAATTTACAATAGTATGGATTGTCCATACGTCTACGTTGATTTTGTTTAGGTTGTACATTAACAAATATATTTTCACCTATTTTAATACCTTCCCATGCTTCATTAATCCAAAACTCTTCAACAGTAGCATCAGGATATGAAAGTTTAAATATATTAACATTAAATGATTCATCAACTATTTGTTCTACAGGTAAATCATTTTCATCTGTATAAACTAAATGATATAACTTCTTCATAGACTTCCACTCAATTCTAACTACACGAAGCAACTCTGAGTTAAATGAACCAGCAGTAGTATTAATTGATGAGAAATTAGATAATCCTGTATCAACAACTCCACCTTGTCTATCTAAACTAAAGGTAGGATTATTATTAACCATATTATAACTTGAAGTAAAACGTTTAGATATAGCTTCTATTTCAGCTACTTCTGATGGTTTTAAATCACTACCAAACTCATCTAATATAGATGCTGGTGCTAACATTCTAACTTCTATTACAGCTAATGCATCATCAATATATTCTGTATCACCATCTAAGATAACAGTAGTATTAAGAGGATTGCAACGTCTAAACATTACTTCATCATTAGCTACACCACACCAATAAATTTCTTCACCTGCTATTAAAGCATCTTTCCAACCTTTCTTAAATACTTCTTTTGTATTCAAAGATTTCTTTAAATGTTTAAGTATCTTATTAGCTTGAGATTCAATTAAATCTGAAACATTATGTTTTTCATATTTAACAATTTCTTCAGGTGTTGGTAAAGGTTGATTAGGATCTATAGTAGAAGGATCTATTTCAGCTTGTAATTTTTGCTGTAATAATTCTACAATCTTATTTTTAAGATTAGATTGTTTTCTATTAATATCATTAGGACTTTCAGAAATAACTATACAGTTATCACTACGTTTAGTTTCTTCACCTATTAATAGATTTAATGGTGGTGAAACAATATCATAATGTTGCATTGTTGCAGGGAATTCATTTTCCCCTTCTTTTAATCCTAATGGGTTAACTACATATTCTAAGTCTTTTTTTCTAAATCTACCGTTATGTAAATCATAGTTTATCTTCTTATTATAGTTTGTAGTTCTATTAGATGCTACTGAACTATAAGACATTCTCTCATAGTAGTTAATAACATCCTTTTTCCAACTTAATGTTTTCTTATTAAAAGGTAATTTTTGTACAGGTAAACTCACTTAGTATATATTTAGTTTTAATTAAAATTTTTGTGTTTTCTTGAAAAGGCTTCTTGTGAAAAATGGATCCATTTCAAGTAATGTTCTGGGTTGTAAATCTTGTATATGTAATTTATGCATCTCCTTAGATTGTAGAATACATAACATTAAACCTATTACACGATCCGTATTAACTTCTCTATCATAAGCTATTAATTCTTTTAATAATGGTATAGATCTTATAGAATGAAGATTAAATACTTTTTTACCGTCTTCAGCATCTCTTTCATCATATAACCAATCTTTAAGATATATTTCACATTGATCTTTAATACCAGTAGCTTGACCAGTACGATTCATGTGTATACCATATCCTCTATTAACTTTAGAATCTTTAACTATATCTTTAATGATCTGAGGTTGTTCAAACAAATAATGTAAACTATTCTTTTGTTCAAAATAACCTTTAAGACCTTTCAGTTGATTTTCATATAAACATTTAGCATTATAGTAAATACATAAACGTCTACATGTTTCATAGAATACATCTGCCTTCTCAGGTCTTCCTGTGTACTCTGCTACTACTTGATTAGCTAACCTATCAAATACTATAAAAGAACCTAATGAATCAGTAGAATCAGCTTTATCTTGGTCATAAGGGTCACATCCTGCTATGTACCTACCATAAGTAGCATTATCAACAGGATCTACCCAAACAACTATACAACCATTTCTACTACTTTCTTTACTTAAAGGAAAATCTATTATATCTTCTAAATCAGGATTTAATTTAGCTTTTAAATTATTTTCATTATCAAAGTATAATTCAATTTTCTTTTTATCATTTCTTAATGATGGTGTTGTTTCTAATGTTCCTAACCACTCTAACATTTCATGTGATGCAAAGATAGCTCCTTTGTTTCTAAGGAAAGCTTCTTTCCAACTAGTAGGAAATTGAGTAACAGCTAAATGAGTTGCTCTTGAATCTAAACCACCTTTAGATTGCTCACGATAATACATAATATCATCAAAAGCAGCTTCTTCATTAGAATTACCATCTTGGTCAACCATTGTTTGTTTATACCATTTAGACTTAGGATCTTTACAAGTACCCCATCTACCTTTAGTTGATGAACTGAAGAAACCTATAGTCTTACCAGGATCTTCAGAATCAGTAAATTCTAACATATTATACTTTCTAGGGTTTGTAAACATCTCATAGAAGTATTTACTACCAGAGTCCATATCACCTGCTGAACCATATATAATAGCTACACCAGTGAATGTACTACCATCTTTAATTAAAGGTTCTGTAAATCCCCAAGATTCAGTTATATTAGGAAATAAACCTGCTTCATCTAATAATATTATTGATGCAGATTTACCTGCTGCAACTGCTGGTCTATCTTTAAATGTAAATACCTCTACACTTGATTTATAACCAGACCATACTTTAACCCCACCAATATCTTTTTGGTGTTGAGCCATAAAGTAATCTTTAAGATCGGGATTCCTAATATGACCAAAAGGTGTGTATGTGGATATATGATTTAAATAACCAATAACCATGTTCATAGTACCTTGAGAATAAGTAGATAAGAAAGCTCCTATAATACTTCTACTCTCTTTAAAGAACGTGTACTCTTTAGTTACTACTGAAGCACCTTTATAAGACCATCCTTGACGACGACCTTTAACTGCTATTAAACCTTTTTCATTAAGTTTACAGTAATCAAGCATCCAGAAGTATTCATAATCTAAATCTACGAACTTAGGGAAATTAAAAGATTTCTTCTTTCTCTTAGTTTCTTCATCTTCAGATTGAGATAATATTGGACAGAAGTTTAAATAGAAGAAATGATCTCCTGAAACTTTCTGACCAACAGAGTTCTCCATACCATGGATACACTTTTGTTTAACATCTTTCCAAAATTCTTTATACTCTTCAGTATCTTCTGGTATATGACAATAAACATTATGTTTAGTAAAATAATCTCCTAAATATGTGAATTCAGAAGTATGACTAAATTGATCTACATGTTGTATGTAAGGATTATTATTAATCATTATATTTCACCACCTTCTAATAAAGATAATTTAACACTACCTCTTATTTTAGATTTATCTTGTTCTTCACTAGCTACTTTCTTTTCAAGAATTGCTAATGTTTCAAAAGCTTTACCTAAACGTTCTACAGTATTTAATATACTATCAGATTTCTTTTTAGCTTCTGTTATATCTTCACCATCTTCAAACTCTATATTATCTAAATGATCTTTAAGTTTAAACAATGAAGATCTACAAGATTCTAACATTGCTTCAGAGATACTTTTATTAGCTTGTTGATTTTTACTTTTACTTTCCTTTGGTTTACTCATATTATAAAATTAATCCTGATGATTTATCATTAGCTAAATGTTCAGGTACTAATATATTACTTCGTTGTGTTTTGTTATACCATTCACTAAAGAACTGCATAGCTTCTTCTAATCCTAATATACGTTCTTCTAACTTCTTTATAATCTGTTCTTGATAAAGTAAAGCTGAACCTATTTTAAATTGACCTTTATCATCAGTAAACTTTTCAATTATATTTTTATTATCTAAAGGTTTTGAATTATCTATTTCCATTATTCTACTATATAAGCCTCTTCTTCTCTAATGGTTAAATATTTAACTTCATCTAATATTACTTCAATACCTACATGTTTATTAAAATGTACAATATCATCTTTCTTAATTTCTTTAACTTCAGCACCTACTGATACTACTTTACCTTTACTAGGTTTATCTTCAGCTTTAGGTTGAAGTATAATACCTGATTTAGTTTTTGTTTCTATTGGTGTTGGGTCTATTAGTATTCTTTTTCCTATTGATTTCATCTTTTACTTTCTTTGTTTTTTTCTTTTTAAAATAAATATCCTTTTCAGGTATATCATTAGCTTTGTCTATATGTTCTGGTAAGGGTAATCCTTCATATAAATCATCATCTTCAGATTTAATTATTTTAAGTTTCTTAGCCATTATCTATATCTTTTAGCTTTATATGCAAATCCTAATATAGGAGTTGACCTACTTAACATTAATTCTTTTAATTCACTATAGGGCTTATTAACTTTAAAATAAACATTATTCTGTATTACAGATGAATATTTCTTAATATGTTTACCAGATCTAGAATCTATATATTCTTCAAGTTCTATATTATCTAAATCAAATATCTTTTTAATCTTATCTGCTTTAACTAATATCTTAGGTTTATTAAGATCATTAGTAGTAATATCTGTTATTATCTCAAGTTCTGTATGCCTCATAACTAATCGTTTTTATAAGTTATGTTGTGTAATAATCTAAAAATAGTTTTTCTATTTACTGAAAATTTTAAAGCTAATTCTCTAATATTTGTATATCTACTTTTACTTTTTATAGCGTTGTTTCTTATATAATCTATATCTTCTTTTTTTAATTTAGAACATATAGATTTGGTACCTCTATATATTAAAGCTAGTTTATCTTTATATTCTTTAGATGATTGTCTTAATTTAGCAGATTCTGATATTCTTTTACGACCTTCTTCTGAACAAATACTAACTAAAGCTTTTTTTGAAAGATTAAAACTTAAATATGCTTTTTGATTTTGAATTTCAAATTCTTCAGCTTTTCTTAATTCATATATTGACCAATTTTTATTAGTATAAAATACACATGAATCTAAACTATCAATTCCATGATCATTAACATATTTTTGTAATCTTCTATTTGAATGTTTATTATTCTTTAATAAATACCAATGTGATTTTAATCTTTTTTCTATAGTTATAGAAGAACCTATATAAACATTGTTATCTAATTTTGAATATATACAATATATACCTACCATTTTCCGAGTGGACAAATTGATTCTTCACTTCTGGTTTTAGCTGATAAATAACAACCACACCCATTATATTCTTTATCTTTAATTCTTAATTCTTCTTTGTAATTAAAAGTAATTACAGCTTTACCTGATTTACTTTTAGAACAAACGTTATTTACATTCAAAGGACACTCAGCACATATACTAGCTCTCTTCTCAGCTAATTCTTTTACTTCTTGGTTATCAAACCAGTAGTTGGACCAACCTTCTATAATCTGCTTTAAACTATTAATATACTTACTCATTTTTATCCCAGTATGTATTACCTTCAGCTTTTGTTTTTATTTCACCATTCTTGTACTTTACAAAGAAGGTTGTTGGTTTAAACTTACCTAAGTTCTTAAAATGAACTTCTTTTAAATTACCACTAGTCATATGATCATGTAGTACTTTAAATTGTGAGTCTAATATCTTTTCCAGCTCAAATTTGGTTAAACCATGTTTAGCTTTCATTTCTGTTAGAACTTCATCAATTAGCTTGTTCATTAAGTCTTATTACGTTTAACTCTATATAATCTTTACTATACTTAATCTTAAATTTAAAATCTAAATGTTTCTTTTCGTAATGTTTTAAACCATTAAATAACTTGTTTAAAAAATCTTCAAAGTTAGTTATATCTGAAATCTTATATCTGGTTATGGTCATTTATAATAAATTCAAATGATAATTTAGGTTCCTTAACTATGTTAACTACTTCAGGGTTTACGTAAGCCTTCTTTGGATCAGTAGGATTAGTAAGTATAATACCCTTAGCTTTTAAGCTCTTAATGTAGTTGTTTGTTATAAATTTATCTTTATCTAATTCTTTTCTAATGATCTCTCTACTATCAGCGTTAATCTCTAGCATATTGTGATAGAGTAATACTGCTAATATATCCAATTCTAGTTTAGACATATTTAAGCTAAAATTAAGTATTGTTAAAATAGCTTTGTAATAACCTTTACTAGTTACTGGTATTTTATATTCCATTGTTTACTTTCCCTTTATATTAATATAATAAATATTATTATATGTTGCAAATTTATTAGATAATAATGTTTGTTATCTCTAATATTGTTTTAATGTTCTCTAAGCTTAAATTCATAGCTTGAGCATTAGTTAATCTTATTGTTTTTATCCCTTTAGAGAGCGTGTGAGCATCTCTATCTATATCATGAGCTATTTGATCCTTATCATACTGATGATGCTTCCCATCAAGTTCTAAGCATAAATTGAGCTTAGGGAAGTAGAAGTCTAATAGGTAGAATCTACTTCTATTGATAAATTGGATATGTTGAAACTTATATTCAACTTTTAGTATATCTAATATTCCCTGTATATATTTCTCTGAGGGTGTGATATTAGCTACTAACTTCTTTCTCCTAGAGTTGGCTAGTCTATGAGGATTAACATATTGTATTTTAGCTAATTCTTCAGTAGATAAGTTACTTTTAGGTTCTTTTTTCTTTATTTTTCTTTTCATTTAATGATCTTTAGTATCAAAAGGACATAACATTCCCCTTCTAATGTTGGATTTAAATTACTTTAAACCGATTTTAACCTTATAAGTTATAATAGATTAGTGTTTAGCCCTAGTTATTCCTAACTACCTGGGTGCTTTGTCCTGTTACTTCAGGAGCCTACTTCTTAGCTAATGACCCAGTTATCTATCTTTCCTTAATTTAAGGTCTGTTTCTGAAGGTATTGGGGACAACCTTGCTACTATATGTAGCTACTAACCCAACTTCTGATCTCCTATATGCCTTTTGGTCTTCAGAGATGTGTTAATTGTTACATTAACCCTTCTATACAAATATACGATTAATTTTTCACATACACAAGTTTATTTTAAACTATTCATCATACTTTCATATATTTCTTCATTAGTATGTGTTTGAAAGATCCTATTAATCTCATCATTACCTAAATATGATTCTGTAGATAAAGAATATGGTTTAGGCCAGTGATATATTGGAGGTTTATCAGTTTCATATAGTCCGTATAATATATCTTCATGATTTTCTTTACAATAATAAAAGTCTAAATGACCCATAGTACTTAATATATCATAATTAGTATGAGGTCTTAATATCATGGTTTTTCTATCTTTTACCATTTTTACATATCCTAAAGATAATAAGTATTCTTCAAAATTCATTTATTTAAATTTAATATGTTTTTCAATTTGTTTAATATTTTCACTAATACCATCATGAGGATTTACTTTAATACTATTAAAAGCTTCAAATTGTTTAGATTTTTCAAATTTCTTATTATTTGTAAAATATATAGTGTTAGTAGGATTATAATATTTAAGTAGGTTAATTAGTTTGTTAATTAACCATATTATAATTTTATTCATTAGTAAAATCCTCCTCACCCATTATAACTTTCTTGAAGAACTCAGCTTTCTCATAATTTATTAATTCCTGGTTAATATGACTAATATATTCATCATCTGGCCAGTCGTAGAATCTCTTTCTAAAGACCCTAGGTTTAAGGTATAATACTTTTTTACCATCTATATTCATTACTCCTTTGATTTCATCATCATAGAAGTGCTTTGACAAAGTTTTATTTCTGCTCATTTTGTAGTTTATTAATTGTTTCTTTTAACTCCTTAATCTCTTTATTTAATTTACTGATCTTTTCAACATCTTGTTTATTCCAATTACTAAAGATCTCTAATTGTTGTTCATATACTTTTTGAACATTCTCCACATTAGAGAAGTCTATAACTCTCATTTTAGCTATAGCCCAGTTTGATTGGTGGGTGTAGTCATCATTACTCATTTATACTTAATTTAATGTTAAACTTCTTCTTCTTATCATGCTCTTCAATCTTCTTTATATGTTCTTTAAGACATTCTAATATTGTTTCATAATATGCGTTGTCCATTAAATAACCATTCCTTATAGGAGTTATAATTAGGTTTATATCAAATGATTTATCGTCTTTCATCTTTATGTTTTTTAATATATAATTTAAAAGCCGATTCTGCTGTATTGGTTTCTCCTAATTCTATAGTTCCATAATAAGCTTTGAATTTCTTAGTTTTACAATTTAAAGTTATTTTATAAGGACCATGTTTTTCATAAATATTAAATATCCATAAATAAGGTACTTTTCTAAAATTATATCTAATATTATTAACAGATATGTAGACATCACACCCCATTAAACTAAAATGAAAATTTTCAAAACCTTGCTGTCCAGTAATCATTACATAAGATCTTTCCTCATCTTCTCTTTTTTGTAAAAGATTCATTAAATCTATAAAATCTTGTTCTGTTGCTTTCATAAGTACAAAGGTAAGAAGAATATTTGGATTTACCAAATAAATTAGCAATTATTTTCTTTAAGGTATATTATACCTTTTGCTAAAATATCTACATTATCTCTAGCTTGTCCTAACATATTATTACATCTTTTACATAATAATCCCCTAACCTTTAATGTGGTATGACAATGATCTACTGATAATCTTTGTATTTCGTCATTTGTATTTTTATGTATTTCAGGTTCGTTACATATTTTACAAACATAATTTTGAGCTACTAACATTTCATTATATTCATCTAATGTTAGATTATATTTA